GATGCGAGAGCGCGAGGTATACAACGTCCTGAGGCGGGCAAGGTGGCGAATTATTTTGCGAATTAAAGCTTGACTTCAGTTTGTTTGCGCATTCCCCTATCCCGCGACGAGTTGCGCCCGAAATAAGGTAATCCCATGAGCGAGCCAGAAGGCAGCAAGATTGACCCGGTAATGACCGAGGTGGTGGCAAAGCATTTCGGCTTCGAGGAAAAGAAGCCGGAGCCTAAAAAGGGCGTCGATTACTCCATGCCTGCAGATGCTGCGCACTTCGCTGGGACTTTCGGGGAAATCTAGGTTAATCAGGTAATTACCGATTAACTTTATTGTTTCATGGCTGCGCCAATAGGGAATCAAAACGCCAAGCAGGCAAAGCGCTGGCAGCAGGCAATATTCCGGGCATTAAGCCGCGCGTCCAACAAAGACATTGATGCAGGATTGGATAAGGCCGCAACCAAACTGGTTGAAATGGCTTTTCGTGGCGACAAGTGGGCAATAGACCATTTGGCCGACCGTACTGAGGGCCGCGCCTCTCAGGGAATCACACTATCGGGGGATGACGAGAATCCGGTGAAGGTCAACCACCGGATCGAATTCGTTGATGGCGAACATACAGATCCCTCGCAAGCTGAAGCCGCTCTTTGATCCGTCCAGGTACAAAGTCCTCTACGGTGGGCGGGGCGGCACGAAAAGCTGGGGGATTGCGCGGGCACTTCTCCTTCAAGGTTGGGAAAAGCCTTTACGTGTTCTATGTGCCCGTGAAACGCAAAGGTCCATCAAGGATAGCGTCCATCGTCTGCTGGCCGACCAGATCGTGGAACTGGGCCTTACGGACCATTACGAGATCCAGAAAGCCGAGATAAGGGGCGTAAACGGCACGCTGTTTACGTTTGCCGGTCTCTCAACGCTCACCGTAGACAGCATCAAGTCCTTCGAGGGCGCTGACAGGTGCTGGGTAGAGGAAGGGCAGACCGTCACCAAGCGGTCGTGGGCAATCCTGATCCCCACGATACGCAAAGCCGGTTCAGAGATCTGGGTGAGCTTCAACCCTGATCTGGATACGGACGACACCTATGTCCGGTTCATCGAGAACAAGCCTCCCGGGACGATCCTGATGCCGGTGAGCTGGCGGGATAACCCGTGGCTCTCCCAAGAGCTCATCAACGAAATGAACCACCTGAAGGCTACAGACCCGGTGGAGTACGAGAACGTCTGGGAGGGCAAGTGCCGGGCTGCGGCTCAAGGGGCTGTATATACCCCTGAGATGCAGGCTCTGTCAGAGTCTCAGCGGGTGATGCCGCTGGCGATAGATCCTACGCTCAAGGTTCACACGGTCTGGGATCTGGGGTTCAACGATAAGACCAGCATCATTCTGGTGCAGAAGAACGCCACGCAGTTGCTGATTGTTGACTACATCGAAGACAACCACCGCAACATGGTTGATTACGGTGTGCAGCTCAAGAACATGAACCTCAACTGGGGGGATGACTGGCTGCCGTGGGACGGGTCAAGGGAGAAGTACAAGCTCACCGACCCCACATCCAGCCCCGAGGGCATGCTGCAGAAGATGGGCCGGACGGTGCGGATCGTGCCGAAAGCCGATGTCGAGACTGGCATCAAGCGGGCCAGGCTGATCTTCCCCAAGTGCTATTTCGAGAAGGACAAGACGCTGAGGCTTCGGGAGTGTCTGAAGCGCTACAAGCGTGTCATTCCTGCGACCACGCAGGAGCCTTCGAAGCCTTGTCACGATGAGTTTAGTCATGGTGCGGATGCTTTTCGGTATCTGGCAATGGCATCAGAACAGTTACGCAACGACGACGCGTTTAAGAAAATTGTCTATCCCAAATTGGCATATGCCTGACCTACGAGCGCAGAGGCCCAGAATTGATCTGGGCACACTCAGCGACGATCACCAACGACTAATTCGCACCGAGAGAATGCGTGCACTCGGCAGGCATCCCGGGCCGAGGGCAACCAAGAGGGACAGGGCGGCAATAGCCGACTACCTCGCGCGCTATCCCATCCCTCCGCTTTATTTGGATTAGAAACCTCCTCCGGCGGGCCGGACTCACCGTAAGGGCTTTAGCTCACTCGGCGCATTGACCGCTGTTCGGTGGCAGTTCCGCGACCCGCTGGGGCGAGGCCAATAAATGACATTTACAGTCACAGTCGCCGCTGCTACCGCCAATTCCTCGGTAGCAGGCCCGGTCTCGGTAGCACTCGCGGGGTGTACGCCCGGCAAGTCAATCGTAGGCGGGTTCTGCTGGGACGTTGCGGGCACCGTCCCGGCGGGCGTGACAATCACAGGGGAAGCCAACGCTTCCCTGATCGGCAATTTCGCCGCCATCACGGGCGGTCTTAATGGCGCCTATAACTCCCAGCTGTTCTACCTTGGGAATTCAGTCGGGACAGGTTCCAAGACCGTTCAGGTTACATGGACCGGCACAGCACCTGACTGCACGATCTGGGCAATGGAGGTGGCGGGGGGGAATCTTCTCGCCTTGCCTGATCCGGGGGCTTTCTATCACCAGGAGGTGAGCTTTACCGGCTCAACCACGACGGTATCAGCCTCTGTGACGCCGCAGCAGCCTAACTGCCTGATTATCAGCATGGCGGTCGGCGGTCAGTTAGCAGACCCAACGACGCCCACTGGTTACACCGGGATCACGCTCACGCCCTTGGGCGAACGTGCGAAAGCTGCTTACAAGCTCGACTCTGGCGTCGCCGGAGTTAACGCCTTTACCTACACGCTGGGCTCTGCTGACAAGTACGTTGTGGTATCAGCGGCCTTTCAGATTCCGCCGGTCATCAACAGCCAGAACCTGATGGGACAGTGCCTCACATGACATCCAAGCGCAGCCACGAGGGTTACTACCTGATTGATAACCGACTCGGACCCGGGGTGCCTGATGAAGCGATGGTCCAGCAGGGGCTACCCCCGGGTTCAGGGCATGGAATCTTTGAATCCGCCACCTTTACCTGCAGTCACTGCGAGGTGGTGGTGGTGAAGAACCCCGACCGCTCACGCGAGCGGGCGTGGTGCAAGAAGTGTGACCACTACATTTGTGACACGTGCGGGCTGGCCTTGCACCAGACCGGCGTTTGTTATCCGTTCAAGTCCAAAGTGATCGACATACTGGCCGAGATCGACAAGGGGCCTCTCGAGTCAGTTGTCTTTCAATCCCCCGTAATCATCCCCTGAAGGTATTAACTAAATGGCTCGCTATTCCCTCAATTATTCCCAGATGACCACGGCAGCAACCGCTGACAATGCCTCGCTCACGACGCTGACCTATGGCTCGCTGGGCGGGGGTAGTGCAACCCAGCAGCTGAAGATCAATGAAGTGCAATGCGGTGGAGAAGCCTCGTCTGCCGCCGTTCAGGCGCTGGTACTGGGCCGTGACAGCACGGTCGCCGCGACCTCGTTGACCTCAGTTGGCATGTCGAATCAGGTGATGGACGGTACGTCCACCGCTCCCGGCACGCTTGCCCTGTTCAGCAATACTTCCACAACGAAGCCTGTGCGCCTTTCCAACGGTCACTTGCTGAATCAGAGCTTTAACGCCTTTGGTGGGCTGGTGCGCTGGCAGGCCCGGCAGGGTGAGGAGATCACCACGGTTGGCACATCGGGAACTAACTTCGCAGAGGTTAGCTATTCCGGTACCACGGGCACGGTAGCGGCAACTGTTTCCTGGCATATCATTTACGAAGTGGTCTAAGTCATGGCTGATAATGCCAGTTACTTTGTAGACCACAAACTGCCGTGGATCATTGCCGACCAAAGCAATGTAACCCCCACCACGACAATGAAGAACTGCTGGGCGAATGGTGCAACATCGCCCACCATTCTCCCTGCCAACTACTGGTATCCGGGCAAACTCTTGAGGCTTACGGCCAATATCAAGCTAACTACCGGTACGGCAGGAAACAGCCAGTGGGGCATGGCCTATGGTGCAGCGGATGCTCCTACTGCCGTTGTGACAACCGCAACACGGGCAAAGATTGCATCGGTTGGTCCGTTCGGCGTCTTCATCCAGGGTTATGCACGCTGCCGGTCCATTGGGACCGCTGGCACGCTATCTATGTGGGGATTTGTTTATCCGGATCTGGGGGCGTTCCTGTCGACCACGGACAACTGGGTATTCCCGAGTAACGGCAGTACGGTAGTTTCGACCATTGACACGACAGTGGGAACCAATTCACTGTTTTTTGAATACCTGACCAGCGCTGGGACTGACACGATCACGACAACCGACATCGTCCTAGAAGCGCTGAACTAAAATGGCCTTCGGGCGGATTGGGCTAAGAGGGCCGCAAGCCAATCCGAAGTATTCGCAGCTCCAGGCTTACCAGACTCGCGCCCCGCTTGTAACGAATACGCCCGCCGCTAAGCAGGGCGGATGCGTTGACATAGGCGCTAACCTGCTGATGACCACCCTTGCGGTGGTTGCGGTAGCGGGGATACCGGCAGGTAAGCAGCTCAGCGATAGCGCACCTCAGGTTAAGGGCGCGGTACAGGCGGACCAGTACAATAACGTCCTGGTTAGTGGGTATAACCCCCAGCCGCTTGTTCAGCAGCTTAGTGGATCTGCTCCATCGCGTTGGAGCGACGTTCAGGCCGATACCGATGCGCTACCCACCAGGGAGCCCATCGGGACAATACCGCAGGGGCTGCGGGTTGATCTATCGGCCCCGCAGACTAAGACCTATGTCTGCGTAGATCAGCAGGGTAACCGGCTACCGCTCTCGGTAGTCGTTGCGGTTATCCCGCAAGGGCATCAGCTCAGCGATGCGGCTCCGCAGGCTAAGTACAGCCTTGCCGCAGAGCAATACAATAATATCTTGGTGCGTGGGTACAACCCGCAGCCCCAAGTCAAGCAGCTTGACCAGAGCGCGACGGCAAGGGTTAGCGCACCGCCCGTAGAGCAGCCCGCTAACCGGCTGCCGCTTGTACAGGTCGTTGTACAAGCGCCATTCAAGGGCATTGATGCCGCCCCTCCGGCGAGTTATCAGATTCAAGTCGATGCCCCGCAGCGCCCGCTAACGCTCGGCATCACGACTGTCAGCTCCCTATCGCTCGCTACGACCTCGTACGCCCTGACGATAGACGATACGACGCTGATCTATGCGCCGGGTGGAGTTGTACCGCCTCCGCCGGTCACCGAGACACCCGCTGGCCGGAATATCCGGCTCACGCGGTATATCTTTAAGGTCGATGGTCGGGAGTTCCAGACCTACGACCTGTCGCAAGCACTTGCGGCGCTCGACAAAGCAAAGCAGCTCGCTAAAGGCCATGCCCGGGAGATTGCCCGGAAGGCCACCGACCCACAGCGGGCCAAGATAAAGCCGATCAAGGTCCCTGTTATTACGGGGAACCGGGCACTAGCGAAGGCCGTGGAGGCGACGAAACTTGAGATCAGGGATATCTACGCATCTGCCATTCGGGATGCCGAGATTGCAATGTGGATTGAGATCAAGAAGCGCAACGATGAGGACGAAGACGTATTTCTTCTAATGATTTAAAGCCCATGGACGATACCGCCTTACTGGCGGCTATCGACGACTCAGACAGTCGGTCCTACGGGTCAAATCTGTCTAACCTCACCGCAGCCCTTTCAGCAGAGCGCGCCCTAAGTATCGACATGTACTTGGGGAAGAACGTTGACCCAGCCCCGGAGGGTCAGTCAAACGTTGTGGACCGTACCGTATTTGAAACGGTGCAATCGACGCTGCCCTCACTGTGCCGGATCTTTGCTAACGGTGATGATGTAGTAACGCTCCAGCCTGACAACGAAAAAGACATCGAGCAAGCCAAGCAGGAAGCGGCTTACCTTAACTGGCTGGTTACGCAGAAACACGACTGGTTCAGCCTGTTCCTGGATTGGGCCACGGACGCCCTGCTTAGCAAGAACGCCTACTTCCTGGTCTACCGGGACAAGCGGCGCAAGGTAGAGATCGAGAAGTACGAGAAGCAGACCAAGGAGGGTATAGCTCTCCTGCTGCAAGACCCCTCGGTCACGATCATCCAGTCGCAGCAGTATCCCGCCCCTGACCTTCCGCCTGATCCGGTGGTCGGCCCCCAAGGCGAGCCGATTGTCGATGCAAACGGCCAGCCGATGACCACTCCCGCAATGTTGTGGGATGTGGCGATCAGGCGAGCCAATACAGACGATGATATCTGCATCCGTACCCTGCCCCCGGAGCGGGTAAAGGTCGACCAGCGGGCCTTCTCGTGGCGTATAGACGATCAGTGCAACTACTTCGAGTATTGGGAGGAAACGACCCTATCGGAGCTTCGCGAGCAAGGGTTTGACGTTCCGACTGATATCGGGGACGACCCAGAGCTTTACACGCAGGAAGACTACGCCCGCGACCAGTTTGGCGAACGCCGGTTAGAGCGCTACAAGCCCTCTGATCCTTCGATGAGGCGGGTTAAGGCCCGCATGATCTGGATTCGCTGCGATGCCGATGGGGACGGGCAGGCAGAACTCCTACAAATCCTAAGAGTTGGTCGGCGGATTCTCTACAAGGAAGAAGTTAGCCGGATTCCTGTGGCCAGTGGCGTAGCTACGCCATTACCCCATCGGCATATGGGCTTGTCGCTGGCAGACCAGACCATCGACATTCAGAGAATTAAGACCTCGATTCTCCGTGGGGGCTTGAACAGCCTTTACCTGTCGCTGAATCCCCAGAAGGTCATCAACCCGCAGTATGTGAGCGTGGAGGACGCGCTAATCAGCCGTCCAGGTGGGCTGATCCAAGCGACTGACATTAACCAGATCCGCTCAGAGGAATATCCATTCGTGCTGCCTCAGGCACTCGAAGGCATGGCCTTCATGGATCAGGTGCGCAAGTCCCGCACCGGCATTGACAACAACTTTCAGGGTATCGACAACAGCAAGTTGTCCAATATCCAGCCCGGGGTGGTCAACCAGCTCTCGACCATGGCCGCAGAGCGGGTGGTGCAGATCGCCCGCGTCTTTGCCTTTGCCATCGAAGACCTCTTCGCCATCGTGCATGAGCAAGTGCTCAAGATGGGGCATAAGCGGCAGCAGATCCAGTTGAAGGGCCAGTGGGTCGATGTAGACCCGGGCGGATGGAAGAAGCGCAACAAGTTCAAGATTTGCGTTGCCTTCTCCGCTGGGAACCGTGACGCCCAGTTGGCCCGCCTGATGCTGATCGCCCAGAGGCAAATGGAGGCCCTTGAAGCCAAGCTGCCCATTGTCACCCCGGAAAACCTCTACAACACGATGGTAGAGGTCACCAAGGCCGCTGACTTCTCCTCTCCGGGTGAGTTCTGGACTGATCCCCGGCAGATTCCGCAGCCGCCTCCGGCTCCGCCTCCCGAGATCCAGAAGGCGCTTATCGACGCCGAGACGCAGAAGACGGTCAAGGCCGCTGACATTCTCCAGAAGGATTCAGAGGCGCAACTGAAGGCCACCACTGACAAGTACGCCATCGACTCAAACGTCGGCGTACAGCTCTTACGTGCAGCCCAGGATCACGAGCACGCCATGGCCCTGCAGACACTCAAGAGCCATCACGACGTTGCCACGAACGCTGTCTCTGCCCAGTTCGCCGCTGCTACCGATGGGGTGAAGTCCGTAGGCTCGAACCTCGAACAAGCCCACCAGGCCATCAACCAGCATGCACAGGCGGTTGGTGACATGGGCGCGAAAATGACGGACGTATTCGACACGGTTAACAAGGCTGTAAAGATCGCAACCGGCAAGAGGGTGGTACGTAAACACCCCAAGACGGGCGCCATTGAGGGGGTAGATATTGTGGATCACGAGACCGGAAAGGTGCTCGCGTCCCACAAAGCCGTTAAAGACCACATGGGCCGCGTAATAGGTACCGAATGACCGAAGCAGAAGTCTTGAGTAAGGCCGGCAATGCAAAAGCCGTCCTTGATAGCCCTGCCTATGCAGACGCCTATAAAGCCATTAGAGAGCGTCTGCTGGAAGGTCTCCTTGCGGTAAGCCTTCAGGACGCTGCGACCGCTGAGGACTTCAGGCGGTCCATAAAGCTATTGGACGCCCTCAAGGGCGAGCTTGATGCCGCCATCCAACGCGGCAAGCTGGCCCAAGCCAACATCGCGGAGCTTGAAGCTCGGCGCAACAACCCCCTTCGCAATCTCTTCAGGTAATTTATGTCTGACAATCTCGACGCCCCCGCACCGGCCAGTCTTCAGGACAAGGTAGCGGCAAAGTTCGGCTTTCCCTCCGCTGCTGATGAGGCTACCCAAGCCCCAGTGGAGACGGCAGAGGCGCCGGCGGATGACCTGTTCGAGCTTGAGTGGGAAGGGGCCAAGTACACAGTCCCCGCAAAGCTCAAAGACGGCTTCATGCGTAACGAGGACTACACCAAGAAGACGCAGGAGCTTTCAGAGCAGCGTAATGCGCTTGAGCAGTCCCGCAACCTTGCCAATCAATCCCAGCTTGAGAGTGCGTTTAACACCTCTGTAGCTGATGAGATCCGCGAGATTGCGTTACGCGACGCGTATCTCTCGCGGGTAAAGAACATTGACTGGACGGCCATGACGACCGACCAGATGATCCGTCAGAAACACGAAATTGACGTTATCAAGGACGAACGCGACAACCTCAAAGCCTCTGTGGCAGAGAAGCGCGCGAAGTTCTCTGATGATATGAAACAGCGATTTTCAGAACTGCGGGCGAAGTCTCGTGAGTTGGCCGCCAAGTCCATCCCTGGATTCACTGAGGAAGCCATACGTGCCCATGCGGCAAGTCATGGTCTCAGCGATCAGGAGATAGACAACGTCCTGCTCGATCCGAGAAGTGCAAAGATACTTTGGGAAGCATCGCAGTTCGCAAAGGTAAAGGCCGGAACGGCGCAAGCCGTCGATGCTGCTACCTCTAAGGTCATTAAACCCGGCGCATCCAATGAAAAGATGCCGCAGAAGGTTATTGACAATTTCAACTTCAAGAAGGCCATGAGCAAGGCTGTGACCAGTGGCGAAAAAGCCAATCTGATCGAGCAAAAGCTGCAGGGCGTATTCGCTAAAGGAATCTCTTAATGACTGCTCTTACTGGTACAACCCAGGTTTTCGGCGTCACCTCTGCGGGTGGCGTGCGGGAAGACCTGGAAGACGTGATTTGGGACTTGTTCCCTGAGGATACATGGGCTGTTTCGAACCTCGACAAGATCAATGCCGAGGCGACTACCCACGAATGGCTTGCTCAGCAGCTTGCTGCGGCGGCAACCAACATCGGAATCGAAGGTGACGATGCGGCGTTCACCTCGCTGACCTCTCCGGCTCGCTTCGGTAACTACCTCCAGATCATGTCGAAGAACTTCCTCGTGTCCGACACGTTGGAGGCTGTGAAGAAGGCTGGCCGTGGTTCTGAGGTAAGCCGTGGTGCCATGGTCAAGATGCGCGAACTCAAGCGCGACATGGAATATGCCATTACCCGCAACACGCTGGCCTCGGCTGGTGCTGCTGGTACTGGCCGCACCATGGGCGGAATCGAGACCTGGATCAACGGGTATCTGAGCAATGCGCTTGTCGGCACGACTGTCACCGCCTCGACGGCTGTGACGATCTCGACCAGCACGGTTGCGACGACTCCCGGGGCTGCTTCGGGCATCCCGACGACCGCTGTCACTGACGGCACCGCCAATACGCTCACCGTTACCGCGCTCAACCTTGCCCTGCAGGGTGCGTGGTCGAATGGTGGCGATCCTTCGGTGATCCTGACGACCGCAAAGAACAAGACGCTTATCGATGCTTTCACCAGCATCGCGACGCGCTTTGTGAACGTGGACGCTGCCACCCAGTCACCGATCATCGGTGCGGCAAACGTCTACGTTTCGGACTTCGGTCGCCATACGGTGGTTCTGCATCGCTACATGCGAGACCAGAACGTGTTGTGCCTTGATCCTAACTATTGGGCCATTGCATTCCTGCGACGTCCCATGGCTCGGGAGCTGGCACGCACGGGTGACGGTACCAAGTACCAGATCATCACGGAGTGCACCTTGGTGGCTCGTAACCAGCAGTCTTCTTCGAAGGTTGTGGGCTGCGCCTAATCGGCAGGGCCGGGACTGCAAACCGGCCCTTTTCTTTAATACCGATGACTCATATTAAAGTTTATGTCCGATTTCTTTGAGATCGACCCAGTATCAGGAATCAAGACTGACTGGAAGTGGTCGGAGATCGACCAGACTTATACGCTGGAGCGCTCACAGGATGCGCAAGCCTCACTTGACTGGGCGCGAGCACAGGCGAATGAGGGCGGCTTAAACCGCGAAGATATCAAGAAGGGCTGGTGGCAGTACTGCACTATCCCGCCGGGTGTCCAGCTCGCATTGATGGCGAAGGGTATCAACATTACTGACCCCGACCACCATGAGCGGATGCTGGCTGAGATCAATACCAATTACCCCCACCTGAAGACCACGACAGGAAACATGGGCGGCAAGACTAAGATTTACGGTGGATAAGTACCAGGAGATCGAACTACTGGCCGATGGGCCGGATGACAAGTTAAAAAAGGCGTGGGTACTTTGTCACGAGTTACTGCTTCAGGACCCGCTGGACGCAAAAGCCCTTATCAATGCGTGCTTTGTCGGTCAAAGGTTGGGTTTACTTGGCCCGGCGTACCACTTGGGAAGGTCGGCGACCCAGCTCTACCCCAAAGAGGCTAATGCGTGGATTAACTTCGGTTATGCAGCCGCACAGTTGTGGCGCACCGAAGAGTCCGAGGGTAGCTATTACGAGGCAATGAAGATTGCCAAGGCTAACGGGGACATAAAGACCCAGACATACATCCTTTTGAACCTTGGTGCCTTGTACCTTGATTTAGGATTGTTTGACCGTGGCCGGTTCGTCACCGAGAAGCTGCTGGAGGCAGACCCGAATAACTCCAAGGCCCTTTCCAACCTTGCCATATGCAGGATGGGGCAGGGCGATTGGGATGGATGGTCGGATTATCGACGGCTAATCGGCACTCCCTACCGGCCAAAGGTCACATATCGGGGCGAGCCTGAATGGGACGGCACGCCGGATAAGACGGTCGTCCTGTACGCGGAACAAGGCTTGGGGGATGAGATCCTTTTCGCCTCGATGATCCCTGACGCGGCGAAACTCTGCCGCAAGCTGATTTTTGACTGTGATGGGAGATTAGAGGGGCTGTTTAAGCGCTCCTTTCCCCAGATCAAGGTCTACGGGACCCGCGTCAAGGAAGAGAAGTGGGACAAAGCCGACCGGGCGTTTGATTGCAGTCTCGCGGTTGGGCAGGTTGGCGAGTATGTCCGACCGACCCACGAATCCTTCCCTAGACAGGCTTATCTCAAGGCTTGTCCGATCCGCCGCAAACAGTGGCTAGGACTGCATAAGAAGCCAACCGTGGGCATTGCGTGGAGTGGTGGCGTGTCCCGTACCGGGGCAAAGATACGTCGTGCAGGGCTTGAGGATTGGCTACCGCTGTTCAAGGCGGTTGATGCCAAGTTTGTCAGCCTGCAATACAAGGACGCGCAGGAAGAGATAGATGCCTTCCTCAAGGATCACCCCGGGGTTGATCTGGTTCAGTACCCGTGGGCGACTCTGACCCACGACTACGACGATACGGCTGCGTTGGTCTCGACATTGGATTGTGTCATCGGTGTACCAACCTCGGTAATCCATCTATCCGGCGCTTTAGGCGTCAAAACGTTCGCGATGAAGGCGGAAGCCTCCTGCTGGAAGTATTCCTCGGGATTGCTATTCCATCCCTGCGATCTGATCGAACACAAGGGCACATGGGAACAGACGATACAGTCAGCGGTCCCGCTTATCCGGGCTCACTTAGGGTCTTTATCGGCTACGACCCCCGCCAGCCCATCGCTTACAACGTCCTCCAGCACTCGATCATCCGTCACGCAAGCCGTCCGGTCAGCATTACCCCGCTCATCCTCAGGCAGCTCCCGCTTAAACGGCGCGGGCTAACGGAGTTCACCTATTCCCGCTTTCTTGTCCCCTGGCTCTGCGGCTATGCAGGGCAAGCCCTGTTCCTTGATGCGGATATGGTCGTTAAGGGTGATATCGCGGAAATATTCGCGGGCTTTGATGGGGAAGTGGCAATGCAGATCGAACAAGCGCAGTTCGAGTGGGCATCGGCCATGCTCTTTAACTGCGAGCGCTGCAAGTTACTTACGCCGGACTTCGTAGATAACCGGCTCAACGTGATGTTTGATTTCCACTGGACGACCCGTATCGGGAAGTTACCAGCGGAATGGAACCGACCTATCGGCTATTCAGAGCCGCAGAAGTCAAAACTCTATCACTACACGCAAGGGATTCCAGTCTGGCCCGAAACACGGGGACTGGAGCCGGAGCCGTTCGTGAGCGAAGCAAAGGCAATGCTCCACACGGTTTCATACAACGAATTAATGGGTAACTCGGTACACGCTGAGCATGTCAGAAAACGGCTTGATCTCACCCGCCTACAAAGCGGAGCAGGAACACCTACACCAGACCACTAACTACGGCACAGCCTCAATCGCCTATGCGCCGATGGTCTCCCAGATCATCGAGCGCACCGGTATTACCCACCTGTTGGATTACGGGTGTGGCGCCAAGACCAACTTGGCAAGGAACCTCAAGGTTCCACACAAGATCACTTACCAAGCCTATGACCCAGCGGTCCCTGAGTACGCAAGTTCTCCGGCCCCTGCGCAGATGGTCGCTTGTATCGATGTTCTGGAACACATCGAGCCTGAGTGTTTGAAGGCTGTCCTTGATGACCTGAAGGCCCTCACGGAGGGGATTGTTTTCTTAACGATCCATACCGGGCCTGCGGTGAAGACGCTTACGGATGGGAGGAATGCCCATCTGATCCAAAAGCCGATGACCTGGTGGTTACCAAAGCTTTGGAAGCGATGGGACCTGCAAAGCGTTCAGGTAACGGGCGAACACGGGTTCTACGTGATCGGGTTCGCCAAATCTCAGATTGAAGATTCAGACGGAAAGCTACTCGTTTAACTCAAGAGGACTCTTAGATGGCTGTTGGAAACAAGTTTAATCAGTTCGTGCAGGACGTGAATAACAAGGTTCACAACCTTGGATCGGACGTTCTTAAGGTGCTGCTGACCAATACCGCGCCGACCTCGGCGAATGCTGTATTGGCCGACCTTACGGAAATCGGTGCCGGTAACGGCTACACCGCTGGTGGCGCGACCGTTACGGTGTCGACCTCGACCCAGACGGGTGGTGTCTACAAGCTCGTAGGCTCTGCTGCGTCCCCGACGTGGACGGCTGCGGGTGCCGTGGGACCGTTCCGGTATGTGGTGCTTTACAACACGACTCCCGGCTCACCCCTCAAGCCTTTGATCTGCTATTGGGATTATGGCTCGAACCTGACGCTGGCGAGTTCGGATACCTTTACGGTGGTTTTCGATGCCACTAACGGGATCCTTCAGGACTCGTAAGTGTGCCAAGCGGGGGGATCAGGATTTCCTTTGGCCGCAAGCCTTACCGGCTGCAGGCATCCCCCGCGCACTTCCAGCACGCCTGCCTGCCTTCGGTATTTGGCGTAACAGGTGACTTCAGCAGGACCATCCTGTTAATCCAGCCTACCGAGGCAGGGATTACGTGGGTCTGTCCCCCTTCGGGGCCAAACATGCCCAAGAAAATATACGCCATGAACTTTGTTCAGGCGGATAGATTCACGGGCGATGGGATGCCGATAGTCTCCACGGCTGATGTAAGTGCAAAGACCGGATTTGCCCCGGGCAACCCAGCGACTGCACAGATAGGCTTCCAGAATGCCGCAGGTTCAAGCACCGGGCAGATGGAAGGTAACACGGTCGGCGCGTATCTGAATACGAACGACCTTGTAACGAGCGTCACGGACCAGACGCTGATGATTACGCCGGAATACCGGTGGATTCTTCCCCCATGGATGGATCTGTCTGCACCATATCCGTATACGGACTCAAGCACTGTCCTGTATGGAGCGTTGGACCTACAGGTACCAACGGCAGTCGGTGGTAACGATGTGTACGTTAACCAGGGCCATAGGTTCATGGACCCAACGGGGTTCGAGGTCACGTTCAACATCGGATTTTTTCACAATAATGCGACGAGTCCCGGTCTGGGGTTGACGGTAGACAAGACGGGAAGGGTTTACATCATCAACAACCCCATGGGCGTGATAACGACATACTGCACCCCAGCGGTTGGAAGCGCTGTCTACTCGCCTACCCCGTGGTCTGGATTCAGGCATTTCGAGTGGTCAATTACCTATACGCAGTTCCAGGCCGCACTGCATGCATTGGACGCGGCGAATCCCGGTGTATTGACGACCTTTGACCCCTCGCAATTTCGCTTAGCGACAACGCACCTTAACGCAGAGCTTCACACGCTGGGATCTGCTGCAACGATTGAGTTGGGCTGGTCTATGAAGAATCTGGAATTGTGGACGGCTGAGATTTAATGCCCAGCGGTGGAATAAGTGTACGGTTCGGCTCAAAGCCTTATCGACTGCAAGCCTCTACCTGCCACTATCAGCTAGGCGTGCCTCCATTGACGGCCACCACTACGGTGTTGCCGTCAATAGTTACGCTGACTGTTCCAAGTGCAACGGTTGGGACTGCCTACTCCAAGCAGTTAGTCGCGACCGGAGGAAGTCCACCATATACGTGGTCCAAGTCCTCAAGTGTTCCAGGGACCGGCGGCTTCCCAACTTGTTCAACATCGGGGCTTCTTAGCGGTACTCCGTCAACCGCTGAGACTGAGACCCTTGTTATCCAGGTTGCGGACAGGGTTAACCACACAGCCAGCAAGAGCTACTCCTTACCGGTCGCATCCAACACCATCGGGTTCATTCCCGATTCCGGTTGGAGCTATTCGACAAGTGCCACTGACTTTGAGGGAACGTTCACAGTCAACAGCCTGACGAACTCCCTCTCAGCGAACGCACCCACCCTGCTGATGTTCGATGACCTACGCGGTAAGACGGTAAACACCCTGCTAACGGCAGGGCAGACCGGAGTCCTTGGGAGTGGTGTCTACGGAGACAACGGCTCCCCGGCATTAACCCCCATGTATCGCAGGACGAATAGAGGCGGGGTAAATCCTGCCATGTCGATGCTGGACAACGAGCGGGCAGGGGGGCCGAGTGGGCTTGGCCCCTTCGGGCGCAGGACAAAGATCCCGATTGGTTCGGCGGTCACCGGCATTTACATCTTCTATGCCGAGAAGTGGTATGGCTGGAACGGTCGCAACAACGAGGGCGGCGGCGGCGGCTACTACAAGCACAACTGGATAACCAACGCTGCGGACTCTTCCCCCGGCTTGGCCTATTGGGACTGCGTGCTCGCGGACTTTGTGGAGCAGTGCGGCACGGGACCGGGAAGCGGTGGGACGGGAGTTCCCTGCGCAGACATACCCACGATGTTT